GCGGTCCGGAGAATAATGCATTATTGCCAAACTGGAAAAAATTCACGCGCGCGACCAATGGGGGTATGGGCTCGTAAAAGAATTTTTTGCGTCACAAGGACGGGAAAAAAATCGTTTTTTGAAAGGCGTTAAGCGGTCGGATGCATCTATCCGGCAAGAATGGGATACCATGGTTGCGTTTCTGAACTCTCCAGAAACAACGCTTGAGGGATACCGAATCGCAGAATTACAGAGACGCTTTGACAAGTCAAAGAATAAAATTGAAGGAGAAGTAACAGAAGATAACTACAAAGACTTGTATCGTTTTCTGACTTCCAATACCTACAAAAAGAATCTGCGAAAGCAGGTAGCGTCCGATCAAATTATTGACGATTTTATTTCGAAATTACATGATAGCGGAATTGAATTCGAAGATATTCTGGAAGAGTATGAGGAGTTTCTTGATGGATATATTACGGAGGAAGAACTTTTTAATAAGACTAGAACTAAATTAAAGTGAGGTAATATCTATGTATCAATTGGATGTCCCTGTTATCGTGAACGGAAACGAAGATGTTTCACGTGAAACAATTTATTCCGTTCATGATTTTCCATTTTCCGATTTCCAGACGTTGCGCGAATGCCGCAAACGCGGGAGAAAGAAAAATCCTATCGTCTATTATGACGTGGAAATGGCGTTTGACATTGAAACAACCACACTGGAAAAATTAGATTATAAACGCTATCATAAAACAGGGGAAAAAGTAATAAAAGGTGATGCTTTCATGTATCATTGGCAGTTCTGTTTAAAAGATACGGTCTGTTTCGGACGAACATGGAACGAGTTTATTCGTTTCTGTGAGGTTTTACATTTGTATTTGAAAACATCTGATTCAAAGCGTGCTGTCGTGTACGTTCATAATCTCTCTTATGAATTCCAGTTCATGAAAGATTTCATCGAATTTGACGAAATATTTGCGCGGGATGCGCATAAAGTTATGAAATGTTATGCGTATAAATACGGGATTGAATTTCGGTGTTCGTATTTTCTTAGTAATATGTCGCTGGCGAAATTTTGCGAAAACAGTGAGGGCGTGATCCATTACAAACTTGTTGATACGTATGATTACAAAAAAATGCGTACTCCATCAACCCCAATGAGTATAACAGAAAAAGGTTATTGTTACAATGACGTCCGCGGCTTGTGTGAATGCATCCGCTCCTTACGTAAAGAGGACAACTTGGCAGAAATCCCCCTTACCTCCACTGGCTACGTCCGCCGCGAATTTCGCCGCGCCATGCAGACAGATAGCGGTTATTATCCGGGAGTATTTGCCGATCTGGCTTTGACGTTACCGCAGTATCAACTCTGCAAAGATGCGTTCCGCGGCGGCAATACCCACGCTAACCGCATTCACGCGGGGCACACGATCACAGCGAAAAAGGGTGAATCTGCGATCGTTATGGGTAGTATGGATATTTCGAGCAGTTATCCGGCGCAGATTGCAATGGGGTACTATCCTATGAGTGCGTTCCGGGCGGTTGGGATCACATCGCAGGAACAGTTTGACAACTTGTGTGCTACGCGTTGTGTTATCATGCGGGTACAATTTGACAACCTGCGTATGAAAGAAAACATCCCCGTTCCGTATATCCCTCTGTCAAAGTGCCAAAAGCACGGGAAAGACTGCGTGATTGATAATGGACGCGTATTGTCTATTGATTGCTGTGAAATTGCAATGACGGAAATCGACCTGTCAATCATAAAAAATCAATATGACTATGATTTCTTTACTGTCTCGGAGTGCTACGTAGCCGCGCGCGGAAAGTTACCGGATAGTATGCGGAAAACGATGATGTCATTTTTTATCGCAAAAAGCCAGTTAAAAGGAAACCCCGATAAAGTGTATGAATATATGAAATCCAAGAACAAATTAAACAGTACGTTCGGAATGTGCGTAACAGATCTTTTGCAGGACGAATGGGCAATGGATGCTGTTACGGGTGAATGGCATCGGGAAAAAGCAGATGCGGAAAAAGCATTGAAAACGTACTACGGGGGAAAAAACAGCTTTTTGCACTATCAATGGGGAATCTATGTTACCGCCCATGCAAGAAAGCAGTTACAGGATATGCTGGACGTGGTTGGAATGGATGTTGTATATTGTGATACCGATAGTATCAAATTCATGCATCCCGAGACACATATTCAAGAATTTGAATACAAAAACAAAATACTGGGAAAACGTGCAATCGAAAACGACATTCCTGCTTTTTGTGACGTTGGCGAGAACCGTTACATTCTCGGCGTTTGGGATATGGATGACCTCTATATCCAATTCAAGACCCTTGGCGCGAAAAAATACTGCGGCGTGGAATGGGACGAAAAAGCGGCGCAGTCTGGCAAAGACCCCGTGCGTTTTACGTCTACGGTCGCTGGCATGAATAAGAAACTTGGAGCGGAAAACTTAAAGTGCTGTAATAATTTCCGTCTCTGCCGCCGGATGGAAAATGTCGGACGGACAATCAGTTGCTTTAACAACTCGAAACCCCATTACATCAAAGTAAACGGGGAAGAAATTTTAACGGCTAGTAACATTGGAATCATTGATACCACTTATACCTTAGGTGTATCGAATGAATACTATGAAGTATTGGTAAACTCTCAGGACGGAGTGTTACCGGAATAGGAGACGATATGAGATATTTTGTATTTTTTATGTTTTTAGTATTATCAACGATCTGGGCGTTACATGAGGAAGAACTCGACCTTGCAATCCTGCTTTTGTTTTTGGATATTGTCTTTATTTTTCTATTTTAACATTGACTTTTTTTGTAGTAAGTGCTATTATAATACTTGTAAGAACAAATAACCACATAAAGAAAGGAGAAGAAAAATGGTTAGAAAAAAAATCGAAAAATTTATCTACTCTGTCATTGACAGAAACACAAAACAGGTGATCTGCTCTTTTGAGAATACAGAAGAACTGAAATCGCAGAAAGCAAAAACCGCCGCAGTTATCGCCGCTGGTTTTCCGGAGGATTCCATCTGCGTATTAACCGATACCGTATCCGCCCGCTACGAGATGCCGGACGAACAGTTCTTTGCCGAAGCAAAGAGACTGGACGACTAATCAGCACACAACCGCGGTCTGGAAGTGGCCAGATAAGACAATGATCAAAGAAAAGCGCCGCGGTTCTGCATAACAAAACAATTTCATCAAAAGGAGAAAAATCATGAGCAAAGCAAAAATGAAACTGAACAACGTGACTGTAAAATATGCAAGGGAAGAGGACGGAAAAAGCGTTCTTTCTGCTTCGATCACAGCAGACCAGCAGAAAGCCATCTTTGAAAAAATTATCGAAGAGTTTGGTGAGGATGCCGCCGCAGAAGCAAAGTGGATTCCGGCGAAAGAAAGTGACGAATCTGGTCTCTACGTAAAAGCGCAGACCAGTTACCGCGTTGACTTTTATGAGGACGGAATTGAGAGCGACACCGTTTCCAGTGTTGACGAACTTGGCAAAGGCGCAGTAGTTGACCTCTTCCTATCGATCGGTGAAAGCAAATTCCGCCGCGACAAGGGATTTACCGCTTACCTTTCCGCTGTAAACGTCCACAAGTTTGGCGATACGGAAAAATTCAATCCGTTTGCTTAAATACATATGACGGCAATACGTGCTCCGACTGTCGGACGGTAGACTTGTGTGTTTTAAGTACCCTGTAGTTGATTGTTACTATATCTTGTGTTTTTGAAAACTCCATACGTGTAAAGAGCTACGTTTTCCAGCGTAGCTCTTTTTATATCCAGCGTATCTCTGCCGTCCCTCTGCGGGCAAAACTTGCGATGATCGTGCGATAAACGTGAGATTGACTGCGGAGAGACTGGCGGGGCGCTGTGCGGGAAATATGGAAAACGATAGAAAGGAGGACGTGAAACAAATGTTTCACGTGAAACAATGATTTTTTGGAACGATATTCAATGGGAAAAACTTTTTGCGGAATATGGCGTGAAATTTGAAGCGGTAGACGATAACGGCAATCTAATTCAGTATTACAACCCGATCCGGTTATTTACGGAACCGGACGTGGACGGTGATTTCGCAGGCGTGGCAATTACGTGTTCTAACCGTAGTGCCGGAAAGACCAGTGCGTTTGCCGCGGCAAGCTGTATTTTATGTAAAGAGTACGGATTGCAGACAGGATGGGTTTTCCGGACAAAGGGGGAAATGACGGGAGCTGCGGCAATGTATGAAGATATGCTAAGAATGTATCCTAAATTAGGAAGTGTGATTACTTATAAAAATCTGGACAAAAACGGAAATGTCGTGCGGTATTTTCTGGATGGTGTGCCATTCGGATGCGCGTTTAGTTTTGGCAGTAAGATGGATAGTGTGAAAAAATTGTCTCCTTATTTTAGGGATATCTACTTTTTGTTTTTTGATGAGTTTAGCATGGAAAGTGGACAATACGTAAAAGGCGAATCTGAAAAACTGCAATCGTTGCTGCTGACGATCAGCCGTGGAAATGGAAGCCAGTCCCGATGGTTTAAACTGGTTATGTCATCCAATAATATTTCGTTGCTCAATCCCTATTTCGTATTTTTTGGTATCCATAAGCGGTATCAGAAAGAAACCAAAATGCTGCATGGGAGCGGTTTTGTGTGTGAATTTACACACAATGACAGTGCCAGTAAGGCGATGTGGGAAAATCCGGCATTGAAAGCATTCCGCGGCGGCCACTATATGCAGAGCATGAGCGTGGGTGATCAGATGTTGATTGACGATGCCGTGTTTGTACAGAAGCCGACCGGACGGTCACGGTATCTGTTTACCATCGAACACAGTGGAAAAAGCTATGGGGTATATGAATATTACGAAGAGGGGTACATCTATATCACGCACAACTATAACCCATCGTGTCATTTTGTCGCGGTTTTTCGGGACGGGGATCACACACAGAACACGGTTATGTTGGAACACTACGATTATTTATTTGAAAATCTGGTTGACGCGTACCGAAAAGCATACTTACGGTTTGACGATCTGGAAAGCAAAAATATGGCGGTTGAGTTGCTGGGGATTGACCTTTATAAATAGTCCGTGGGAAACGGACAAAAGTAGTTGACATACGGACAAAAAAGAAGTATCATGAAAATACGGGGAAACCTTTTTCATGGGGGTTGCCACGGTTGAGAAAACCGCCCCGTCCTTGGCAGGTCAAAAGGTTTCCTTGTTTTCAAGGACGGGAAGAAAGGAGCAAAGATGGCAAGTATCGTTTTTAATATGATTGTCGGAATGATGAAAAAAGAAAATGCTTATCTTGCTTATACGGTACGCTATAAAGGGGACGAAAAAGACACATTGATCCTTGTCCCAAATGAAAATTATGAGTCTCACATCCGGTATTTGTGGGATTTCTTTTTTATGGATGGTAACGCGTATAACAGTAAATCGCCAGTCCGCTTCATTCATAATTTTATTATGTGTGATAAATTAAGTGAAATTGAAGACTGGTTAAAATGGCAGGATAAGGAGGTAGAAGCATGGATGTAGGTACCGTCACGCAGTTAGTTGGTTCGCTCGGCTTTCCGATCGTGTGTTGCGGCGCACTTTTTTGGTATCTTGTGAAAGAAAAAGACGCACACAAGGAAGAGATGGAAGAACTGCGGAAAAGTGTAGAAGCGAACACAACTGCAATTAATTCACTTTGCCAGCACTTAGGAGGTGGAACGAATGAGTAAAATCGAAAACGCAGTTGCATGGGCGGAACAGACCGCCGCTGATGATCGGCACGGGTACTCACAGGTACACCGGAACAGTCCCGATTATGACTGCTCCTCTTTTGTCGGAACGGCACTTGCAAATGCTGGTTTTCCGGTCAGCATTTACAGCACAACTAGAAATCTAGGTGAACAGTTGGAAAACGCTGGTTTTGTGAAATGCGGTAAACCGTGGAAACGCGGTGATATCCACCTTGCGGCTGGTCATCATGTAACGATGTCGGTTGACGCGAACCGCATCGTCCACGCCAGCCAGTCGGAAAACGGCGGGATTGATGGTCAGACGGGAGATCAGACCGGAAAAGAAATCTGTGTACGGTCTGATTACGATCTTCCGTATGAAAATACCGTTCACTATCGGTATGCAGGAGCCGTCGACGAAAAGCCGCATAAAGTCATGGAAAGTTGCGTCAAGACAGAATCCGCGCGTAGTTTTGACCGGAAAATTGCAGGAGCGTATCATACCAATGACCGCTATAATCTGCGTGTTGGCGCAGGAATGAATAAAACTGTCATCTTGACGTTGCCAACCGGAACCAGTGTTAGAAACTACGGGTATTATACCGGAGAATGGTATCTGGTGAAAGCCGTAATAAATGGCATCGTCTATACTGGTTACGTAGCAAAAGAGGGTTTAACCCGTGGCTGATCTGACGCTTGCTTACAATACCTGTATCGGGATTTGTAACAATCCAAACGTTGGATATTCCCAAACGTATCGCGAGGGGCATACCGTAGGAGGTATTACCTACTATGATTGCTCCTCTCTCATGAGTTACTGTTGTACGGTCGGCGGGTTTTTAGCATCTAACCCATGGTTTACCACGCGGAGCATGGATGGATATCTGATCGGTGCCGGATTTCAAAAAGGTACAGCCAATCAGCCGTGGAAAAAAGGTGATATCTTATGGAGGAGCGGTCACACCGAAATGGTTTACAATCCCGCTGACGGTGGCGGGTATACGATGGGAGCGCACACCGATAGTTACCCGCTGGAAAGACAGGTATCCATCAATCATTTTGTAAGCCAGTACAGTGCATGGACGTATTTGTACCGATATCCGGTTGAGGTACAAAGCGGCATCAGCCAGTATGTCATTGCCGCCATTTGCGGCAACTTTTGGCAGGAATCCACGGTTAACCCCGGGTTGTGGGAAGGTACGGTTGTCGGTTCCCCCGGTTATGGTTTGGGACAATGGACGGATAATTCCTCTACCGACCGCCGGACGCGGTTGTTCCAATGGTTAGATTCCAAAGGGTACAGCCGGGAAGATGGAAACGCACAGTTGGAATATCTAATATATGAAAATGTATGGTATTCGGTCGGAGCCGCAAGTACTTACAAAAATCTACAAGCGTTTTTGCACAGTGACAGTACCGATCTTGATGCACTGACTGCCGCCTATATGAAAGGATGGGAGGGAATCAGTGACGATGGTACGCTTTCTTTTCGGCAGGAAAAGTCGCATACGTGTTTCAATTATATTTCGGAACACGCAAAAGATTCTGCAATTACCGGATGGATTGTTGGGAATCGGTACTTATCTGATTCCGAACGTTTGAACAACGCGGTCATGGTCTATCGGTACCTGGCAAAAGGAGAGCAACCCGAGCCGCCGGAGCCGCCGGAGCCGCCGCAACCAATGAAACCAAAACGGCATAAAATGCCAATCTGGTTATATCCCAATTTAAGAAGGAGGTTTTAACATGACACTTGAAGAGTATTGGTCAGAAATTGTAGCAGACATTGGAAACATCGAAACGCATGGCGATGCGATTGCCGCCATCAGCGAAAGAATCAAAACAGAAGATACCGACATCGGAGCGTTGATGTCAGAACGTGACGCACTGGTTGCTGAACGGGACGAACTGAAAGGAAAGTATGATTCCGCGGTTGCTGAAATCAAAAGCCGCTGGTCTGATCTTTCCCATGGCGGAAGTATCACAAAAGTAACTGAGTTTGGCGGAAAAAAATCACCAGACGAGGAAACCGCAACTAGTATCAACGATCTTGATATGTCCCAGCTTATTTTAAGCGGAAAAGGAGAGTGAAATCATGGCAGAAAAATTAGATATGACAAACATTAACATGCTGAATGCTGTTCGGCAGACGATGAGTGTTGATTACCGTGACAGAGTTCCGGTGGCAACCCGTGAAAATATTGCCGATATTGCAAAAACATTAACCGATCCTTACAATCCGATGGCGCGGAACGAACTGGTTCCGGCGCTGGTAAATCTGATTGCCAGCCAGTCGATCAGTACCGAAGCGTTCCGCAATCCGCTGAGGGTACTGAACAGTAACGCCATGCCGTTTGGTAATGGAGAACAGGAAGTTTACGTAAACTTTGCACAGGGTTACGCACACGATGCCAATATCAGTATCGAAGATGCGACCGCCATTTATGACAGCTACATCATGGCGCTGTATCATGTAATCAATTTTAACAACGATTATCCGGTGACGATCTGGTTTGAGGATATGCGCGGCGCGTTTCTCGATGATTATGGTCTCAGAAGTCTGGTACAGGCAAAAGTGGAGAGTGTCGTTTCTGCCTGTAACTGGGATGAGTTCACAACCGCAAAAGAACTAATTGCGTCTGCGAAACGCGCGGGACATATTTATCCGGTTCACGTTAATGCGGTTACCGATCAGGCGAGTGCCAATGCACTTGCAAAACAGATCCAGTCCTATATTGACAAGATCCAGTTCCCGAACCCGCTGTATAATTTCGCTGGAGCAACGTCGGCAGCAAAAGAAGATACCATCCTTTTATTTGTTGATCCGGACACCAAAGCGGCGATGAACGTTGACAGCTATGCAAGTGCATACAATCTCGACCGTATGATCCCGAAAGCACAGCAGGTCTTAATTGATAACTTTAACGATGCGGAGGGTATCGTGGCTGTACTGGTTGACAAGCGGTTTTTTAAAATCCGTGAACAGTACCGCATGATGGTACAGGATAACGTTAATCGCGGACTGCGTTGGAACAGTACGTATACAATAAAAGAGATGTTCTCTTATTCCCTGTTTTATCCGATCATCGTGTTTACGACCGAAAACGTTCTTGTTTCTTCCCTTACCGCAAGTGACGTGGGACTGGTGAACGCTGGAACAGATGTCGACTTTGGTGGAAGTTTTTCGTTTAATACTGGCGTAGCGGATAAAGCAGTAGACGTAAAAGTAGAGGGTAAATCTTCCTCTGATACGTTTGTTATTCCTGGTACAACCATTCTTCGAATCGCAAAAGACGAAAAGAATCTGAAAACGAAAGAAAACAAAAAAGAAAGTGTGCGGGTTGTGGTTACAAGCCGATTCGATTCTTCCAAAAAAGCAACCATTTACTTTACGACAGATTAAGTAAGAGGGAGGAAGCATGGATAATTTCATTCCGATGCCGCTACAGGAAAATGTGGCGGCTGTTTCCCCGCAGACAGAGGTAATTTTAGCAAGTGGGATTGAATGGGGAAATGACTATGAACACGTACGTTATTATGAAAATGGAAAAGCTGGCTGTCTGGCTCATGTAAGAGAAAAAGCAATTCATATTTATAAGCAATCCGCGCCCGTGAGATGGGGAGAGCTGACGTATAAGGGAAAAGGGAATGAGAGCGAATTTTTAAAGTGCAATTATATTGCATTTCAGAATAAACCTTATACGGAAGAGTGGTATTTCGGATTTGTGACGCGTGTAGAATGGTTGAGTGACGGAAGTTTTAAGATTTATTTCGAACCCGATCGTTTTCAGAACAGTTTTTACCATGTGGTGCTTCAACCGTGCTATGTGGAAAGGGAACATATTGACAAAAAAGCTGATTATGCCGGAATTAATCTAGTGCCAGAAAATCTGGAAACGGGGGAATACGTGGACAATCCGAGCGAACAGAAACTTTTGAATCTCGGACCGATGCAGTATTGTTTGAGTGCAAGTGCAGACGAAAACGGAACAAATATTATACCCATTGTCAATCAGGGAATTTTATCGGGGTTGACATTTACTCGGAAAACAAAATATACGGACTTAATCTCAGTTATCCAGAATTACGTCAAAAGCGGAAACGGAGATGCGATTGTTAATGTATATCAAGCACCAGAAGCTTGTTTCCGGACAGATGCATCTGCTTATACACAAGTAACCGTTCAACCAGATGCACTTGACGGCTATATCCCGGAAAATAATAAACTATATCAGTATCCCTATTGTTATTGTCTGGTCAACGATGGTTCGGGAATACAGCATACTTTTAATTTCGAATACGGTAAAAATGGAGCATTAACCATGCAGGTGTATGGCGTTATGTTTAATATTCCGGCAATCTTTGTGGCTCCGCGTGAATATAAACGTACTGGTGGGTCAAAATCCCCATACGGTTTTATCATCAATAATTTCCCACAGTGTGCATGGACAAATGACGGCTATCAGGCTTTTCTAGCGCAGTCTAGTCCGTTATGGGACTACTCCAAAAAGCAGAATGCAATATCGCAGATTGGAAATTTAGCCGGAGGATTAGTTGGGGCATTAAGCGGAAATTTAGCTACTGGCGTTGAAAGCATTTATACCGCGGCAACCGGAACATATCTACTGAACGAAAACATTAACGCACAAAAAGAAAGTCATGATTTGATTCCACCGACAGCAAAAGGTAATTCATCTGGAAGTTATGTTGCCACCGCATTGTTCGGCAGTCAAATTTACTGTCATGTAATGAGTGTAACCGCTCAGATGGCGAAAACGATCGACGATTATTTTACCATGTATGGATATGCTACACACAAAATCAAAGTTCCTAATATCACAGGGCGGTCAAACTGGAATTTTGTCAAAACGGTTAATTGCAGCCTGCATGGGTCGTGTGTTACCGATGATATCAATTTTTTGCAGGCAATGTTTAACAGAGGAGTTACTTTCTGGCACACGGATGATGTTGGAAACTATGGTCTTTCCAATAAGTAAGGGGGTGATAATATGTATGCTAACCCGTATCGAGTGAGCAATAAAGAAGTTTGGGGATGCTGGGAAAAGAATCCGAATACTTCCCCGGAGGAAAAACTTTATTTTCGCCACTTTTTCGACAAGTTCGTAAATTTAGCATTATCACGTTATGAGTATGACGGTTTACCGGATGAGATTCCACCGCGGATGCTGAACTCTTATTTGTTGTGGAACGGTATGTGTCTGTTCAAGAAAGAACCGATTACAGGACTGTACGGTGTTTTCGGCGTGAATCTGGTAGGCGAACCGGATATTTATGGTATTCCGACCGATTGGATTGCGTACGCCATGAACGGTCAGTATTACGAACAAACGGATAAAGAAGAAAGTGCGCTGATTTTTGCTAGACCTTTTGCTGTACCGGAAATTCTCAGCATTATTCTGCATTCGCAGAGTTTGGCGGAGAAAAAAGCGTCAACAAGGGTAAACGTGATCCAGCAGAGAACGCCAGTTGTCATCAGCGGGGATTCTACGCAGAAACTCAGTATTGACAACTTTATTCAAAAGTGGGTAAAAAACATTCCTTTCATCAAAGCAAAAAACGATCTGCGAAAACAGATCCAGATTGATACGATTGATTTAAAAGTACAGCCAATCTTTAACGAACTTGATACAGCCGCACAGAGAGAAGTAGCAGAATGTCTAGCTGATCTCGGAATCGAAGCAAGCGGGGTGGAAAAACCGGAACGGCTAGTTTCCGCGGAAACGAGTTACAACGATGGAGAGATTGAGTTGACAAGAAACGGAAATCTGGCGACCATTCAGAGAGGACTTGACGCGATCAATGAAATGTATGGTTTGAATATCCATGTGCGTTTTAATTCTAAGATGGTAACGCCGATTAACCGACCAGATGCATTTGAGACAATAAAACACGGCGAACAGAAAACACCGGAAACCGGAAAACCGGAAAGTGAGGTGGAATAATGTTTCTTGACTATAACTACGAAACGAAAACACTAACAAATACGATCGAACAGTTAGTTATTGCAGACAACGTGATTCATCCACTTGAAAAACAGAACATTGATGGAATGATTGAAAAGGCAGTTGAACTCGTATTCAATTTTGACTTTCCGTTTTATGTTGATGCATCCGCTCCAGAATATGCAACCGCAAAACTTGCGTTCGAAAAAACGTTCTGTTTACAGTATTTTCGGGAACAGATCGGACTGGAAACGATCGGCGAATTTCAGTATCATCTAAAACGAATCCTTACTATCAATATGCCATACTATGAGCAGTTGTACCGGAGTATTACTTTTGAGTACAACCCAATGATTAATCATAAGAGTACGCGGAAAGTGCAAAGTACAAAAGACGATACACGAACAGGTGTGATCTCGGGAGACAGCACAGCGAAAAACACAACGACAGCCGATACAAATAACAATACACAAAATATCCATTCCGACAACCCGCAGATTAATTTTGCCGGAACGAATTATGCATCTACGATGGATCGGGGACAAAATACGATTCATAACAGCGCTGTAAGTAACGGCGAAAATACAACAAAAACGAACAGTAATGATACTTACCATGCAGATAATAATGATACGATTGAAGATGAGGGATTCGACGGCAGTTACTCTTTAGAAATTCAGAGATTCCGAGATAGCATACTTAATCTTAACAAGCGTATCTGCGATGATTGCAGAGAATTATTCTATCAATTTTATTAAGGAGGTGTTGTAATGGCAACGAAACCAACGATTCCAGATTTTCCTACTTTGCCAGATTTCGGTCAGATGATTACGCAGGCTTGTGACGTTGTCGCAAGTGTACGGGGGATTCCGTATGATTTCAACGGGACGTTGAGTCTAGAAAATAAATTTGTTGTGCTGTTTCAAACGGTCAAAGAGATGTTTGACGCGCAGGACGAACTTGTAAAAAGTTACAAAGCGTTACATGATTTTATCAATCAGTATTTTTCAAATCTCGACTTACAGAACGAAGTAAACAAGAAAATCGAAGAAATGAAAGAAAGCGGAGAACTGCTTAATTTATTAAAACCTACTGTAAGCAATGAAGTATCAACATGGTTAACATCTAATATCACGAATCCATCCAATCCGCCGATTGATAAGTCGTTGACGGTAGAAAATGCCGCCGCGGATGCTAAAACTACGGGAGATAAAATTGTTTCACTAAAGGAAAATTTAGATGGACTAGAAAATATTAATAATATATTAGCTTATCGCAAGATTGATAATGTTGCGCTTCTTACAACAGGCAATGTAGAAATTGTTGATAATTGGTATTCCACCGACTTTATAAACGTTACAGGATGTAATGAATATTTTGTCAACGGTTTATGGAAAAAAACGTCAAATCCAAAATATGCTAGCGTACTATATTTCGATAGTGAAATGAATATCATAAACTTTATTAATGAAGTAGGAACCAAAACATATAATATGGAAAAAATTTCTTTTCCTATAAATACGGCATATGTTAGATTTTGCTTTGGTAAGGAATCAACAGTTCAAATATTTATGAATATACCTAATATGAATGAACGAGTAGGTTTGAAAACTGCGCAAGCAATATTTAATCATAAGATAACGAATGGCGGTACTATAGAAAAGAATGATTCATACGTAACATCGAATTTAATACCAATCAATCATGAAACGAATTTTATTACAGTAAAAAAGGAAACTTCTAATAAAGACAAATCTTTTTTTTATATCTCATTTTGGTCGAGACCCTCTACTTCTTCAGGATTTTTAGTAAAAGGTTACAACAATTATGAATTAACTGAACATTTTACGAATATCAAAATTCCAAACGATGCAAACTATTTTTGTTTTTCGTGGTTAAAAGAAGATTACCCTCCAATGTATAAACAAGATTCGAATATATCGGAAAATAAAACACCAATTGATGTTATTGGAAAATATATGACATCGAATGCCCCTAATTATAACTATAGAATCTGTTTAATTGGTGACAGTATAACCCAAGGTATGGGGTCTTCAGGTTTTCAACAGTATGATGCCTCTATTGATGGGACTACTTATAATGTGAGAGGTAATGGACCGAATAACCCGAATGCTACATCTGGTTATAAAATTGGGGAATATCTTTGGTCTTCAGGTGGTAGACGATGGTATGAAGCACTAGACGGAAATGGTTGGGCACAATTATTTAAAAATTATATGAATGAAAAATTCAATATAATTGTTAGCAACTTTGGAATGAGTGGAATTGATAGCAGAGATTTAAAATA